TCATCGAGGTGACGAACATCAGAGTTGTCTCCAGAGACAACAGGAATTCCCATGAAGCTTTGTGGGATGTCTTTTTCCTTACGGAAAACAACTGCCATTCTCATGTTGTTAAGCAAAGCTTTAGTGACGAAGGGTTGAAAACCCTCAACACCAGAGTAACTGAAAGTTACATCGTAATTAGTAGGTAAATCGTTCCGATTTGCAATTTTGGTGTAGTCATAGAATTGAATGTCAGGAAAAGCAGCAAATATGTTTACATATTCAATGCCGTCAACATCAGTAAAAGCTACGCTTTCCCATTTAATATCACTTGTGCCATTCAATCTAACCAAAGGCTTTAAGCCTTGCTTCACAGCTTTCTTGATCAATTTAGCAATATCAACAACAAGTTGTTGCATGAAACTGTTTCGCTCTGTAAAAAACCATTCGGTTTTGTTGATTCGAGCCAACTGAACCGAGCTGAAAGCTCCACGACCTGCTGAATACAAGCAAGCCACATCACACTTAGCAGTTTTTGCCATTGAACAAGTGTTCCACTTGGTAGTTGTCGATGGAGCAAGGTATAAAATACCTGTTAAAAAACCTAAGGTTTCACCCTTGATAGTTTTGGCATCGGACGATACAGAAAGCAAAGCTTTAGACTTGAACATTGTGTTTCCTTTAGGAAGATAAACGATTAAGTTGTTCTTCTGTATCATCGATACAGTAGCCAATGAAATCAACCTTATCCCAGTCTCCTTCGGAGAAGGCTTCATCCCTTGCTTGTCGCAGAGCATTAAGATGCTCTTGAATATCAAATCTAGTCATGTTGTTTCCTTTAGGAAAGTTGTGGCAACATTGCCGTTGAGGTTTCAATTATAACGATGATGAATAACCCTGTCAATCACAGGGCTTTTCTTGAACCAACAAGGGTTTTACCCTTGAACAACAATGCTTCATCATAACAACCCATCCATTGTAAAGCTTCGCTTTTAGTCAGAGTGTAGTGAGATTTCTTGAAACCGACACCGACAACTTTAAAGCCAAAGGCTTTACAGAGAACCAATTTAATTTCTTCTTCAAGAAGATAAACAAGCATCGAGGAACTAATTACGATGATAAGCAAATTCAGGTTTTGAGCAACATTGTCCATTTTTTTCTCCTTCATGTCTTTCATTTAACTAAGAAAAGAAACTATTTCCTTTTCTCACTAAAGTGAAAAGGATAGTTTCTTTGTTAAATGAAAGACATGGGTTTGGGCGTATGCTCGCAGATCTTCCTATATTTAAGCATTTTTTAATGCCAACATAGTTGTCATAAAAATGCGATTATAAATATAGGAAGTTAATAAAGGGTTATCCACAAGTTGTCATTGAGCCATGTCGTTATGTTGTTGATAACTGGGTTGATTGCTGTGGATAACTGTAGCATTGAGGTGGACAATGTTGCTTAAAAATTAGGCAATGAAGCATTGAAAGGATGGGGTAGCATAACTATTAGTTATGGATATACCTCCCTTCATTCACCGCTTCGATGCTCAAAAAACAGGCAAGTTTTTCTGATTTTTTAACATTGTGAACCGATTTTGAATCAGTATTCAAAGATATCCTAAGTCATTGAATTCATTGAAGATTTTCTTATCTTGAGTTGAATGCATTCTTGATCTTTGACTCACCTAAGATCTGCATCGCATCGCAGGGCTGCTACGGCTGCAGGGCTGGGCGCAAGCGAGGGCGGGCGTGGGCCACGGGGGGGGTAGGGCGCTATTGTATACAGCCTCGTACAAAAATCAGGAAAAATAGATCTGTTAACCAAACTGTATTTAAAGAAGCCCACACACAGCGATAGAAACAATTAGGGACAGATGAACTGCACCAATTTGCACCGTCAACTTCACAGAGATGTGTACACGCTAGTATAAGAAATGTTTAATATACTAAACAATTAGGGACAGATCAAATATACAAAGATGTGTACACGCTAGCGCTAGACGGCTACATAGATGATAACAATTCTCATTGAAGTTTCATGCAACTAGATACTTAAAAGTTCTGACTAGATACTTAAACAACACACCCCCATATGGACCATTTGTTAAATAGCTAAAACATTTCAATGTTCCTACAGAAAAAGCTTGACATTGGTTTCAATGTGTGTAAAACTACCCATACCTGCACCATGTATGCATTTGACATACAGGCGATACGAAACAAAGTATAGGCTACCTTCCGGCTACAGGTAAAGAAATGAGCTTGCAATCGGCTGCTGAAGAGAAAAGACTCGGAGAGAACGACATAGGGGCCACTGTGTTGTTCTGCTCTGGATACTGGCAGTGGTAACACCTTACGCTGACCAGACTAGACTTGATGTGGGTACTTGTTAAAGACTGTTGCTAAAAGGGTGGGCTAACAACAGTTATAGATGAACACATCCCTTATGGGCTTTCTAGGTGTATGTTTAGATATTAGTGGTAGGTAGCTGTATTTCACTATGTGATATGTACTGTTCCCTACAGGTAATTGTTAGTTGTTCCTACATAGGATCTCTACCGTTACCTTCATAGACACTATAGACATACATTGGGATAGGTTGTTATGAGTAGCAATAAACGCTACCATACCACCTTAGCTAGGCTATGCTTGTGTTACTAATACAAAGTGTGTTACTATCAAGCATTATGAACTTATATACCAGACAAGAGTTAGAAGATAGAGGCTTAACATACACATATCCCTACAGTGTATTTACACAGGCTTCGTTAGCTTTGCATAGAGGCTATGTAGACAAGATGCATTTGTTTCATAGTGATGTTTATTATGTTAGAGCAGCGTTAGAGAAACATACAGGATATGTTATTCCATTAGACAAAGTTGAAGAAGCTATGAGAGCTGAAGGATGGAAAGAGCATAGACACCTACCAAGAAAGAAACAACATGGCTACAAAGGGTAAGAGCACTGTTAATGCTGCTGGTAATTATACTAAGCCTACAATGCGTAAGGCGTTAGTTGCTAGTGTGAAAGCCGGAACTAAAGGTGGTGATGCTGGTGAATGGTCTGCTAGAAAAGCACAGCTTGTAGCTAAGAAGTATAAGGCTGCTGGAGGTGGTTATAAATGAAAGCTTCACAGAAATCTTTAAAGGATTGGACAGAGCAGAAGTGGACTACTAAGTCTGGTAAACCCTCTTCTAAAACAGGAGAGCGTTATCTGCCAGAAGCAGCCATTAAGTCTTTAAGCTCTGCTGAGTATGCTGCCACCACTAAGGCTAAGCGTGAAGGTACAAAGGCTGGTAAGCAGTTTGTTAAACAGCCTAAAGCCATTGCTAAGAAAGTAAAGGGATTCAGATGATTAAAAGAGGCTCAGAAGAATTCAGTGGATATAACAAGCCTAAGGCTACACCATCCCATCCTACAAAGAGTCATGCTGTGTTAGCTAAAGAAGGTGATACAGTGAAGCTCATTCGATTTGGACAGCAGGGTGTTAAGGGTGCTGGTGCTCATCCAACAACAGAAAAAGAAAAAGCAAGACAAAAGAGTTTTAAAGCTAGGCATGCTAAAGACATTGCCATAGGTAAGATGTCTGCTGGTTATTGGGCAGATAAGGTTAAGTGGTAACTAAAAGGAGAAACTATGGCTACCGATGCAGAGAAAATAAAGATGTACCGTGAGAAGGCTAAGGACACTTCCATTCCTCAAGAGGTTCGTAACACCTATTTGGATAGGGCTAATGAGCTGGAGCGTAGGGCTTATGAAGTTTCTAAAGGTGAAGTACCAGTTGTGCCAGAGAAAAAAATGGCTAAGGGTGGTATGGTTTCTAAAGCTAAAGCCCCAATGAAGAAAGCTCCTGTCAAAGCTATGGCTAAAGGGGGCGCTGTTAAAGGTGGTAAGCCTATGGTGGCTATTATGGTTGGTATGGCTAAGCCATCTAAGGCTCCAATGAAAAAAGCTATGGCTAAAGGCGGCATGGCTAAGAAGGGTAAGTGCTAATTATGAAAGGCTTAATGGCCCCTGATATGTTTGAGGGATGTTATCCCATTGTTACTCCTGAGGAAAACAAAACAAACACTGAGCACACTATTGAATATTGGAAGCTTGGTCCTAAAGATAATCCTTCTGATGAGCCTGACAGTACTCCAGAGTATTGGAAAGACATGGCAGAAACATGGCAGTGTGATGAGTCTGAAGCAAGACGTAAGCGCTGTTCTAATTGTGAATATTTTAACAACACTCCAGAGATGTTATTTATGATGGATACTATTCCTCGTAATAGCTTTGATACTGATGCTGGTGGTAGAGGCTATTGCCATAAGTTTGAGTTTATCTGTCACAACTTACGGGTATGTACAGCATGGGAACTTAAAGAGTTTGAAAGTGGAGATGAAGAATAATGGTTACTAAAAAACAAACAGCTAAAATTGGTAAAGTGATGCATGAGTTTAAGACTGGCACTTTACATTCTGGTAAAGGTGGTAAGGTTGTTAAAAATCCAAAGCAGGGTATTGCCATTGCTTTGTCTGAAGCTGGTGTTAAACAGAAGAAAGCTAAGAAGTGAGCGTTGATTTTAAATTTAGAAGCGTAGGTAAAAGTTTAACAGCAGGTGCTGCTAACATTATTTATACCTGTCCTTCTAAATACATAGCTAGAATAGTTTTGTTATTTGTTACCAATCATGGTGGTGGTAACAAAACTATTACTATTAAATGGTATGACAGTAGTGTTAATGAAAGCTTTTTTATAGTGGGTGGATATACACTTTCTGCTGGCAGCTATCTTAAGATTGATGGTAGCTATCTTGTTTTAAATCCCGGAGACACTCTAACCATCACACCAGAAGCTGGCAGCACTATTGATGCAGCAGTTACTGTTGAAGAACAATATTCTGTATCAGAAATTTAAGGAAATATCATGGCTACCAAAAAATGGATTCAAGAAGCAATTAAGAAACCCGGAGCTTTGAGAAAAGAACTGGGTGTTAAAGAAGGCAAAACAATTCCTTCTAAGACATTGGCTAAAGCTGCTAAGGCTCCCGGTAAATTAGGACAAAGAGCTAGGCTTGCTGAAACATTAAAGAAGATGAAGTGATGGCTAAGAGAGAACTTACAGACCAACAGAAGAAATTCATTGAGGTGTTATTTGCTGAAGCTGGGGGCAACCCCACTAAGGCAAGGCAGCTTGCTGGCTATAGTGAAGGCTATGCTACCAAACTCATTATGGATGTTTTGAAGGAAGAAGTGATTGAGGCTACACAGCTTTACATTGCTATGAACGCTCCTCGTGCAGCTATGGCAGTTGTTAGTGGCATTTCCGATCCTACAGAGCTGGGCTTGAAAGAGAAGCTCAATGCTGCTAAGGATTTGTTAGACAGGGCTGGTTTGGTGAAGACAGAAAAAGTTCAGGTGACAGCACCTAACGGAATCATGATTTTGCCAGCCAAAGATAGCAGTGAGTGAAAGAGACTTAGGGGCTTGGATATTACCACAGCCTAAAGCAAAGGAAACGTATGTTGCCATTCCAAAAATTAGAAAAACTATACCATTTGGTTATAAGCAAGATGAAGAAGATCCAAATCTCTTGCAGCCAATTCCTACAGAACTTCAAGCATTAGAGTTAGCTAAGAAACATTTAAAACAATATAGCTCTAGACAGGTAGCAGCTTGGCTTACCACCACTACAGGTAGATCTATAAGCCATGTAGGATTGTTAAAGAGAATAAAGACTGAAAGAACTCATGGACGAAAATCCACTACTTACCGCAACCTTGCCAGAAGGCTCCAAAAAGCCCTTGAGCAAGCGGAAAGGTACGAAGAAAAATCTAAGAGGCTCGGCAGGGAAGACCAAACAGGATACTTCGAGTCAGAACAGTATAGCAAGCTCACCAAATATATCGATAGTAAACTCGCCAGAGACTCCTCTAGCGATACCTGATGATAGGGAAGTGTTGTTTAAGCCCAATGCTGGGCCTCAGACATTCTTCTTAGCTTCCTCAGAGAGGGAGGTGTTATATGGTGGTGCTGCTGGTGGTGGTAAAAGTTATGCCATGCTTGCAGACCCTCTTAGATATATGGTGCATCCGCAGTTTTCTGGGTTGCTTCTGCGTCACACGACAGAGGAACTTCGAGAACTCATCTGGAAAAGCCAAGAGCTTTATCCAAAGATTTATCCCGGCATCAAGTGGAGTGAGAGAAAGATGCAGTGGGAAGCACCATCAGGGGCTAGGCTATGGATGTCCTACCTTGATAGAGATGAAGACGTATTGAGATATCAGGGTTTGGCGTTTAGCTGGATTGGTTTTGATGAGTTGACGCAGTGGCATACGCCATTTCCGTGGAACTATATGCGATCTCGCTTGCGTACAGCAGCATCAGACCTACCAATCTTCATGAGAGCTACTACAAATCCGGGCGGTCCGGGTCATGCTTGGGTGAAGAAGATGTTTATTGATCCTTCTCCAGCAGGTAAAGCGTTTGATGCAACAGATATTGAGAGTGGAACTACCTTAGTGTATCCTAAGGGACACACAAAAGAAGGTCAAGCACTGTTTAAGCGTAGGTTTATCCCTGCTATGTTGACGGATAACCCCTACTTGATGCAGACAGGTGACTATGAAACCATGTTGTTGTCCCTTCCTGAACATCAAAGGAAGCAACTACTGGAGGGCAATTGGGATATTGCAGAAGGTGCAGCCTTCACTGAGTTTAATAGGCAGATTCATGTAGTAGATCCTTTCTACATACCAAGTAATTGGACTAAATTTAGGGCTTGTGATTATGGATATGGTAGCTATAGTGCTGTTGTGTGGTTTGCTGTGTCTCCAAGTGAACAATTGGTCATCTATCGTGAGCTTTATGTTAGCAAAGTATTGGCTAAAGACTTAGCTCGTATGATTTTACAGGCTGAGAAGGATGATGGAACCATTAGATATGGTGTATTGGACAGTAGTTGCTGGCATAAGCGTGGTGATACAGGGCCATCCCTAGCAGAACAGATGATTATGGAGGGATGTCGTTGGAGACCCTCTGATCGAAGTGCAGGAAGTAGGGTGTCGGGGAAGA